CTTCTTCTTCTGAGAGCTTGAAGATGTTCTGATAGACCCAGCGGCGGGAGAATAGTCCCTCTGTGGCTCCTCCGGCAATTTCAAACTTAACTCGCATATGCTCTAGTTCTTGAAGTTCAGCAATCTTTGATGGGTTGTTGAGGTTGATCTTGAAAGAAAGAAGATCACTATCCCTAAAGCCAAGAGTGTATAGGTGTATAATACATATTTTTTCTAGTTCCGCGACGACGGTGCGTTGTAATCGCTGAATCGTTCTTGCGAAGCGGATATCTTTTTGTGATAATGTCGTCTTATCTTCGATAGCATCAGTCTGTGCAAGATAGGCCTTTGGAACCTTTAGTGCCGAGAATAGTTTATCTCGTAGATAATTCACATCGTCAATGTCGCCAGTGAACTGACCGCCCGCCAGGGTTTCAATTCTAGTGTTATTTGAAGCGCCGCGAACAGGGATGTAATAATCCTCATCTACGCTCATAGCATTATAGCGCAAATCTACTCGACCCGAGTCGTCGTCAACTATTTGATTTCTTTTCATTTGCGTCTTTACTTGCTCAATATATTGCTCAACATCTTCTACGGCAATATTTCCTACGTCGATGTAGAATACTCGACGTTCAGGCGAGCGCACAATCCGGTAAGCCATCATGGCATCTTCTAAAAGAGTAAGCTGTCGCCAGATGCGTCGAGATGGTTCGAGAACCGACGTCCCGTAAGGGATGTATCTGTCACTTCCCATCACACGAAGGTGGGATATCTGCCAGTTCTCAAAGGTAACGCCTTTCCCTCGTCCTTCAGCCTGCTGCCAAAAGTACTGAATATAGTTGGGGTTAGTTGGGTCGCGACCCTCAATGCGCTCAATCTCTCGGACGGGGAGTGGGATGACGTTCGTAATCCCCATGGCATCGTCAATGTCAAGATAGAGATAATAGTCTCCATACTTGCACATGCTGCGAGCCCAGCTAAACATATTGGCATCAACGTTTAGGACATTATACAGAAGAGAGTGAAGAATGTCTTTGATTTCACGGTTGTGGCACTCAATGTTGATCAGTGGATTAAAGACTGTCGAAGTAGTGATCTCGTCAGCATAGATGTCTAGTGCTGAGGCGATCTCTGGAACGTACTCCATTTGATCGAAGTCAGTGTATCGAATTTGACGATTACGCTGTAAGAGAACCTTGTTTGATAGGTCTCCAAAAGGATTGTGATATTCCTTCTTCTTGAAAGCTTTTCCGGTACTACTCGTAAAATTATATTTTTGTACATTCTTACGAGTTCCGCGGGTTACGGCTGGTCTATCATAGTTTACTATTGGCCCGCTGAAGAGTCGAGTTAGTCTGCGGAATAACGTCGAGTCCGGGTTTCTAACATTTCCATTATCATTTTTGTCTGCCATGGTTTATCCCTTATAAATCCAACTCAAGTCGTGTACTTTTCCGTCGTCGCCCTTGAAAGTAGTCTTTTGAGTTTGGTAGCCGTGTTGTCCTTCTATCCGCGTATTTAATGTTGTGTTAGATACCGAGATGCTCGTCAACATAGCTTTCTTATATTGAGCCTCCCGTTGATTAGCCGTCAAAGCTGTTCCTCTAATCCAACAACCAATCGATGCCGCAATCACTAAGTCATCATTATAACTTCTCATTGCTTGCGGGCGGCCGTTATGCCAAACGAAAGTCTTAATCTCGTTAGCTAACCTCATCGAGTTAATAGTAATTAGTTTATTTCTCACGAATTCCTCAAACTTAGCAATAACTAACGGTCTAGTTTTCATCGACATTGTGAACCCAGCTACAGAAGAAACACTCTGTGCAGTAACTTGATCAACATATTCGTGAGTTGATTTTACACTATAATATAAATTTTTATAATCTAAATCTTGAATTCTGCTTAAAACTCCTATACCTAGGGAGTTATTCTCTATTACAAGGAGTGCTTCGTTATATTCGTGCCCCATCGAGTGTAGAAGTGGAGCAAACATATCTGGTGTTATCTTGCCTTGATACTCAGCAACTTGCTCCATCGTCTCTATGTCAAAAACATGTCCAACACTGAAATCTGAGCCATCTCCTCTTGCCACATCAGCTATTAAAACATACTCATGCCCTGGGAGTGGCTCTTTCCATATCCAATAATTCCTATCAAACCCGGTCTTGTGTACTGGGGACTTTATATTCTCTAAAATAAACTTTAAGTCGTCGCCATGTACAACAGTTTCGCCAGAAGCGTTAAAGTTACACTCTAGCTCCTGCGCAATCTCCCGGCGGGACATATTTCTAGTTTCTTTATCGAACCACTCTTTATCTCGCTCTGGGTGGACATTCCATGGCAGTTTAATCGTATAGAAATCGTTCTTCTGTTCTTCTGCCTCTGTGTAAGTCTTGTGAAACCAGTTGCCAACACCATTTGGAGTAGACAAAGCGATGCATCGACCACCAGTAGACAGCGTTGGGTATAAACCTGCCCACAGTTCTTCCATTCCCTCGACAAAGGCGGCCTCATCGACGACTAGGAGAGACAAAGCCTCAGAACGACCAGCGTCTCCCGAAGTCGAGGAAGCTTTAACCTGAGATCCGTTTGCTAATTCAAAAGATTGTCTGTTGTCAATGGATATCTCAGCGATCTTTAGCCATGCCGGCAGATTTTTATGAATAGCCTTGATCTTTTTGACTAAGTTTGTAGCTGTCCCCAGTTTTGTGGCGACTACTAATACATTTTTGTCACGATGAAACAACATGAGCCAACAAACATAGGCCGCAACTGTTGTTGAGATTCCTAATTGGCGTGCCTTGAGGATCACGTTAAAGCGATGATCCTTAAAGTCGTTTAAAGCTCTGCTTTGGAAGTCATATAGGTCAAACGGGATCAAGCCTCTCATTGGGTGAGAGATCTTAGCGTAGTTATTACAAAAGTAAGAAGGATCTTTTCCGCAGCGAACGATCTGCGCCATGACCTCTTTCTTAGTTAAAGACATTTAGCCCTCTGGCGTTTCGGGGTTCTTCTTTGCCGTGTCGTTAGAGGGGCGCTTATCAGATGACTTATCTAAAAAGTCCTTAAACTGTTTTTCGAAAGACTTGTCAATACTTCTATCGGATGTTTTTCTTAGCGAAACAGTATCGCCAGACTCGGATCCAATATTATATTGCTTTTTTGCCTGAACCCATGTGTGGTGGCGTGAGGTGGTTTGCACTAGGATGTCGGCGTCTGTGTCTTCGGAAAGAGTCACCGATCCTTTGGTGATATTTTTATATTCCTTCTTCAGAAATTTAGCAATATCCGCAAACTTTCTTTCAATCTCGTTTTCAAATTTATTCCGTGGGTGAAGCTCTTCAAGGCGCATCTCACTCTGGTAAGAGACGATCATCTTGTTGGCTGCGAACCGAACACGGAAGCCGTCAATCACTCGACTATCAAGAACTGGGTGCCCTTGCTCTCGTTTGAGCCCTATCTCTTCATCGATCTCGCAGCCGTCGTAAGCATTGGCTGCGGCCTGGTTGAGACCCTTAATTACGTCTAGAATATTGGACATTATGTTTTTCTCCTCAAAGAATCTTTAACTTGGTCTGTGTCTGGTCGCCACCCTTTGCGCCACTTGTCTTCTCGATGCTCGACGAAAAAAATATAACAATGCTCACAGCACTCAAACCTATTCATATATAGGTCGTCTCTTCGCGAAAATGAATATGTTTTGCAGACTGGACAAGTTCTCTTAATGTTCTCGTTTCTTGTTTTCTTCTTTATGACTACATCGCCCTGAAGATGTGTATCCGTCACTGACTTTGACTTTTGTTGCCTTTGTCTTCTGATTTTGATCTGTTCTAAGTACTCTTTCTCTTTGTCCGGCTCCCACTCAGATCTGAAATCTTGCACTGTATCTTTGCCATATTTCTCTGATATGGCTTTTTCAACAGCAGCAATATAATTCCAGTCCTTTTTCATGGTTGGTACACTGCCTTAACAATTGCAATCGACATGCCGGCACCTACTACAAGCCCGGTTAAAAGCCCAAAGGTTCCTCGATTACGATTGAACCACTTGTTGTCCTTAAGAATTGTATCCTCAAGCTTAATGATAGATAACTTATATGTCTCTTGCATCTGAGTGCATACCTTTTTATCTACCGAACATTCTCCAAGCTTAGCCAAACTATCAAGTTTGTTTTGCAGCAACTTCCGGAAGTCCTCTTCGCTCAGCAGTATCCCAATATAAGAGTCACCATCTTGCTCAACAGCCGCCGGACGGGGGTCAAACTTGGTGACCTCCGCAGCGACGGCGTTAAGTGAAAAACATAGTATTAAAGCTACTACTTTCTTCATATTACTTCAGGAACTTTTTCAGTCCCTCTATCCGCTTAGCTGGGCGTTTGAGCCCACTCACTAAAGTATAGGTGACAAGTTTATCTCTGTGGTCGTCTTCATATATGCCCCGGTGGATGATGGCTCCACCGGTCAAAGCTGCCAGAGTATCAAAACCAAACTCGATGCTATCCATTAAGCCAACGGTTTCCTCGAAAATTTCAGTGCCGCCGACAACAACACAGGCAGCGCCAGTAGCCGTTGTTAGATCGAATCCCTCGGCGAGCAAAGTCTTCTCTAAGTTCTTCTTAAGAGCATTAGAGATGGCAGTTTCGCTTTCAACGTCCTTGACGCTGGTAACGCCCATAATCATGCAGCCGGCTTGGCTCATGATGCTATCATAGTCAGTTGGGTCAAATGCTGTATATTCTGAGTCTTGATTTGCAAGGACATTGAATACATGAAACAACCCAGCCACCGTGTTATTGATGGTTGTCCAGAACTTCTTGACTGTTAGTTTGGGGTAAAGTCTTTTAATCTTCTCGTTGTCCACCATGATTAGCGGTGCGATCTTTCCCTTTTCTGCGAGCCCGCAAAGTTGGGTCATGCGTTTATGTGCATTATTGGCCACAGTCGGCGATGCTGATTCGCCAGCAGTTGGTAAAGAAGCAATGACTCCGACGCGCTTGTCAACGTCCTCAACGCCAATATAAGTGAAATACTTTTTGGCCACTCTGATTAATGTGTTGACTGTTCCGCCGCCACTGCCACCA